CGGTATGCGTCCGTGGAGTGCCACACCTTTTGACCGTAAAAGCCACCGCAGTCACCACAGATCAGCTTGCTAGCGAAGGCACTCGAACCGCTGTAGGAGCGTCCTAAATTCTGTCGGCGGACAATCTCATCCTGCACCGCATCAAAATCGGTGGCGGTAACAATAGCCGGATGGCTGTTCTCCACGTAATACTGCGGAACTTCACCCTCGTTGACCTTTTGCTTTTTCGTGAGGAAGTCTACCGTGAACTTTTTCTGAAGCAATGCGTCACCCTTGTACTTTTCATTCTGAAGGATGCTCATCACTGTAGTCTGGCTCCATTTCTTTTTACCGCTTGGGGTCGGTATGCCAAGTCCCTCAAGGTGCTTGCAAATGCCTGCCGCCGTTTTGCCTTGCAGGAAAAGGTGGTAAATCAGCAGTACAGTCTTTGCCTCTTCCTGGTTAATAATGGGTTGTCCGTTCTCTCCACGATCATACCCAAGAAAGCGTTTGAACGGCATGGTAACCTTTCCGTCAGCGAAGCGTTTCCGCTGTCCCCAGGTGACGTTCTCGGAAATGCTCCGGCTTTCCTCCTGGGCGAGGCTCGACATAATGGTGATCAGCAGTTCGCCTTTGCCGTCAAAGGTGTAGATGTTTTCTTTTTCAAAATAGACCTCTACAGCCTTGTCCTTCAGCTTTCGGACAGTGGTGAGGCTGTCCACCGTGTTACGAGCAAATCGGCTGACCGACTTGGTAACAATGAGGTCTATTTTGCCTGCGAGGGCATCAGCTACCATTTCATTGAAACCGTCACGGCGCTTTGTGTTAGTGCCAGAAATGCCCTCGTCCGTATAAACCTTTACGAACTCCCAATCGTCGCGCTTTTTGATGTAGTTTGTGTAGTAGTCGATCTGCGCTTCATAACTCGTGAACTGTTCATCGCTGTCGGTAGAAACACGAGCATAGGCAGCGACGCGCCGCTTTTGAATAGAAGCAGTCGGCAGTGCTGTGAATTTATCCCTTGTTGCTGGAATGACCGTTATCTGTCTTGCCATCGTCATTTACTCCTTTCTTGGCTCTTTGTCGTGCTTGCTCACGCATTTCGGTTGTCCATGATTCTGCCCTTGAGCGGTCTTTCCAAGTGCGGGTCAACACAGAACCGTCTTTCAGCCGAAAGTGCAGTGTGTTGTTGTCATCAGCGGTTATGCAGTCTACGGAGTCAATGCCTCCGGGAATTTCGACAACCAAGGCATCTAAGACGGTTTCCGGGATCTGTTTGGCGGCGCAGAACGACTTACCTTTTGTATTGAACGTGGCGCAAATCCAAACAATCTGTGTTTTTGTGGTTTTTCGGCGATAGTTTTTACCGCACTTGGCACAGATAATTTTTCCCGAGTACGGGTAATACTTTGTGATGGGAGTTTGCGAGGCATATCGTACAGCACGTCGCTCGATCTCTGCTTGTACTGCCATGAAGGTGTCCATATCAATAATCGCTTCATGAGTCCCTTCTGCGTGGTACTTTGGAAGCTGACCCCTATTGATGATGGTCTTCTTTGTGATGTGGTTCTCCCGAAAAGTCTTTTGCAGAATAAGGTTTCCGGTGTAGTTGTAGTTGCGGAGAATATCATGAATTGTGTTTGGATTCCAAACCTCGCTGTGGCGTGGCTTTATACCATCCTTGTCAAGATGTTTTCCGATAAGCAGCGTACCCGAACCTGCGAGATATTCTGCAAAAATCCGTTGAACGATTGCAGCCTCATCTGGAACTATTTCAAAGCGACCGTTAATCAGTCGGTAACCGAGAATGACTCCATTACAGGGTATTCCTTCTTCGAAGTTCTTTTTGATACGCCATTTTTGGTTCTCACTCGCGGATCGGCTTTCCTCTTGAGCATAGGATGCAAGGATGGTCAGCATCAATTCGCCATCACCGCTCATAGTGTGGATGTTCTGTTCCTCAAAATAAATATCCACCCCCAACGCTTTCAGCATACGGACGGTCTCAAGGAGCGTCACGGTGTTGCGGGCAAAGCGGGAGATGGACTTGGTAATGATCATATCAATTTTTCCTGCATGGCAGTCGGCAAGCAACCTTTGAAAATCTGGACGGTTTTCCTTGGTGCCTGTGATGGCTTCGTCGGCATACACACCGACAAACTGCCATCCGTCCTCTCGTTGGATCAGCGCATTATAATAGCTAACCTGTGCGGACAAGGATTGAAGCATTGCATCCTTGCCGGACGAAACACGAGCGTAGGCTGCCACCTTTTTCTTGCTTTCAAGCCTGGGCAGATAATTGATTTTTGTTACAGTCTTTGGCATCATACCACCTCCTTATCAGAACACATATTACCTCTAAAAGGGGTATTTATCCAGTCAATATCCCGATATATACTGCCGAAATTGATACCATATACCTCACACATTTTTGTCTCTATTATGGTGAATTCTTCGGCAGTTATCAGCCCTTTTTCCTGCATTATTCGAGCCTGTGCAACAGCAGATTTGTAGCCCAATAGAGCATCGAAGGTCTTACTGTCCATCACACATACCCCCATTTCTATAACATTCCTGGGAGCAGTATTTTCGGTTAGCCCCGCCGTAATCAGTGAAAGGCTTTCCGCACGTGGCACAGATGTGCGGAACAAGTTTTGTGCTAACACGCTCTCTACGGTGTTTATTCCACCATGTCTGCTTACAGTGATCAGAGCAGAAGAGGCGAGGTCTTGCACCGGGAGTGTTATTGAGTTCTGCACCACAGTTTTTGCAGACAGGCTTGCCTTTGGGTGCTTCCAAAGTCATTCCGTTTCTTCGGCAGAAAGTTTTGATGGTGTTGACGGGGATGCCCAAAGCATCCGATATAGCCGTGTAAGTAGCCCGCTCTTTGCGCATGGCTATGATTTGATTTTTCTGTATGTCCGTCATGGTGGTTGCCTCCAATCCGAGGGACTTCCTCACTGCACCACCGAGGATTCATTTGCTGTTTTTTCAAAACTTAACGCCGTTTTCATAAAAAAATAAGCCCACCGAACCGCAATGGCTCGATGGGCTTGGTGGTTAGTTGGGGATCTTCAGCTTCCAACCGCTGTAGATGACATTGGATGTCAGTCCATTCAGTGTTTTGATTTCGGGGTATCGGCTACCCTTACCGAGGTATAGAGCGGCAATATCCCAGAGTGTATCACCCTTGACCACAGTATGAACACGATAGGCATTTTCAGCAGCGGAATCACCCTGGACGGGATAGATTGCCACGCCATCATTGGTGAACACAAAAGTGCCTGGGTTCTTGTCCGCAGCATTTTTAGCACTTGCGAGGATGCGATAAGCACCCACCTGGGACTTGCTGTCCTTCCAATCCGTACGCACACGGTAGTAACCCGTGGTCAGCTTTTCAGGGTAGGTCACCGTGGGTTCGGCGGGCTTCTCTTCGGTGGCATCCGCGCCAATGGCGAGCAGTGCTTTTACCTCTGCGCGGAAGGTGTCCATACTCTTGCCATGCTTTGGAAACCAGTGCATCACATCACCGTGGTTGGATGCAACGCCCTGTTTGTAGCCTTCGGAGTGGCAGATGATGTTCTGCTCGGTCAGTCCGTACTCCTTGCAGAGATAGGCACAAAGTTCAACGGCCTCACGGTACACCTTCTGGAAATAGGTGTAATCCGTAAGACCGTCCTCGCAGATTTCAAATCCGATATGGGTGTTGTTTGCTGCACCACCGGCGTGCCAGCCACGATGATCCCACGGGAGCGTCTGATAAGTGGCGATAGAGCCGCCAGCGAGTTTGCCGATAAAGGCATGAACGCAGACCTCTCTGCCGCCGGGATGAAAGGTGTTCCAGTGATTGTTGTACTGGTTTTTACCGAGCAGACCGTCATCGGGTCCCACATAGCGCTTTAACCAGGGGTTGTTTGCACCGGTGGAATGTACCATGATGCCTTTGACCTTGATTTTTCGGTTTGCCTTGTAACAGGCATTTTCAGTCAGAAACAGTTTATGCAGATTCATCGTCGCTGCCCCCATTTCTGTCGTGAAGCTGTTCCAGAACATCCTTCAACTTTTCGGGGATCGGCAGGCCAAGATGGGCGGCGTTTTCAAGCAGGCTCACGCCTTCATTAGAAAGGTAGAAGAAAATAACCGCAGTTCGCAGTACCCCTGCTTCGCCCAAAACATACACATCGATGATATTCCCGATACCCACAAGGGTGAAAATCAGAACCTTACGGCAGATGCCCTTAAAGCCCACCGCACTGGAGAGGTTCTTGTCTGCAACGGCGCACATGACGCCGGTGATGTAGTCGATCACCGTAAAGGCAATCAACGCATACAGAAAGCCGTCCAAACCGCCAAGGAACCACCCGAGGAAGCCGCCGAAAGCGGTGAATGCCAACTGAATGCCAGTCCAGATTTGTTTCATAGTCGTATCCTCCTTATTCTTCGTTAAAATGAATGAACGGCATCAACAGCGTGATGTCGTTCACAGAAATATGAAGTTTCTCGGTGATGGGGATGTCAATCACCTCAATATCGGGAGAAACATCCATATCGAGCAGATCTTCCAGTTCGGAGATTGCCTTGGCTTCATTCTCTCCCTCAAAGTTATAGTTGCCGTCATCGGTGGGTGTACCGTACTTTTCAAAGATTTTGATACGCTGCTCCGAGAAAAAGTCTGCCTCCTTCTGGAGTTCGTTCATCATCTTTTTTAAACGATATGCCAGGTGCAGACTGAGATCTCCGGCAGAAACCTTGGACAGTGCCGAAATCGCTTGAATGATGCTTTTCAGTTTGATCGTCATGGGATAACCTCCTTAACCAATGAGTCCATATTTTTTAAGTGCTGTAATCAGCGTAGCAACCGTGGCGCTACTGGATACAGTCTGTCTTGTGACAGGTGTTGTGCTGAAGAAACCGATTTTTGAATTGTTCGTGCTTCCGAGTTTCACTGTGTTGGAACCGAGATAAGCATAGTGCCAATAATAGGTTGAATTT